TTCTTTGTTACTGGAGAAAAACTCACGTATACTTATGCTGGAGTTGGTTCAACACAAGCTATTGGTATTGCTACTACCTCTGTCACTGGAGTTGGAATTACTGATAAACTTCCATCAACAGTTTATGTGGTGAAGAATGATGACAAAACGATAAGATTATCCGAAAGTGCAATTAATGCTCTTAAACCAAATCCTATTACTTTTGATATTACTCACGTTGGAATAGGAATCTCACACACATTAATAGCACACAATCAAAACAATAAAGTATTAATAACTTTAGATAATAATATACAATCGCCTATTGTATCAACTTCACAAACAACAACACTTGCCAAAGAAGTTAATTCCATTGATAATATAATTTATTTTACAGGAATAACTTCTTTCTTTGGTGGCGATTTAATTAAAATTGGAAATGAAATTATTAGAATTGATGGTGTTGGAATAGGAAGCACTAATGCAATAAGAGTAAAAAGATCTTGGTTGGGAACAAATTATGCTGGATACTCTACTGGATCTTTGGTAACTAAAGTTACCGGAAATTATAATATAATTGGAAATACTTTAAATTTTGTGTCTGCTCCTTATGGCAATATTCCACTATCAACATCAACAAATAGACCAGATGAAAGAGACTGGTTAGGAATTTCTACCAGTTCCAAATTTCATGGAAGAATGTTCATGAGATCTGGTGAACCAAACAACTCAAATGAAACTTATTACAGAAATTATATATTTGATGATATATCAGATTCTTTTACTGGAATAACTTCTACCTTTACATTAAAGTCATCTGGGTCAGATATATCTGGAATATCCACAAATAATGCAATTATATTAATAAATGAAATATTCCAAGCACCTTTAGTAATAAATGGAATATCAGATGACTATATTTTGTCAGAGTCTCTAGGGAAAACGAATATTTCCTTTGTAGGTTATGCACAAACAATTGGAAATGATATAGGAATTTCTTCCTTTCCTAGAGGTGGAATGATAGTTTCTGTTGGTTCAACATCTGGGTTTGGATATCAACCCCTAATATCTGCTGGTGGTACTTCTATTATTTCCGTTGCAGGAACTGTTCAATCAATTAGTATTGGAAATACAGGATCTGGATATAGAACTTCACCATCATATGAAATAGTTACTGATACTTCATATCCAGTAGGAATAGGATCAACAACAATTTACTTGGAAAATAGTAATAGTGTTTTTAGTATTTTAAGTTTACTTAACACAGGATCCAATTGCAGTATTGGTGTCGGGACATTTATTGGAATTGGTGGTGTTATTACTTCTATTGGGTCTACTTTCATTCGAATAGGAACTGCATCAACAAGTCAATATGCTATTCCATCTGGAACACAAGCAGTTGTTAAGATATCCAATCCACAAATTGGAATTGTTAATATTGGGGTAGCTAATAGTTCTACTGGTATTGACACAATTACACACGTTGGATATTCAACAATTATTTCTGGAAGAATATCTACGTCAGTCACAATAACAAATCCAGGATCTGGATATACAACAAAAAATTCTCCTTTTGTTATTATTGACGATCCAAATTCATATTCTAATATTCCACTCATCTATAGTTCACCATCTTCTGGATTTGGAACTGGGGCAAAAATTGATGTTGTAGTTGGACAAGGATCAAGTATTATAGATTTTGAAATTCAATCTACTGGTTATGGATATGGACAGGGACAAATTTTAACGTTACCAATTGGTGGATTATCTGGAATTCCAACAACATCTAGTTATATTCCTTTCAAAATAACTATAGAAAAAACAATTAATGATAAGTTTTCTGGATGGAGTCTTGGAGAATTGCAAGTTCTCGACAATTTTGATTCTTTATTCAATGGTAAAAGAAGAGTTTTTTCTTTAAAATTAGCAGGAGAGGCAATTTCTATTCTTTCTGGACCAGGATCCAATATTAAAGTGGAGTATACCTTATTGGTTTTTATTAATAATATTTTACAGGTTCCTGGAGAGGGATATTTATTTAAAGGTGGTGCTAATATTATATTCACAGAGGCCCCAAAGGAGGGGGACACATCAAATATTATTTTTTATAGAGGATCTGGTGATATTGATGTACTTAAAAGAGAAGTTTTAAGTACAGTAAAGGCTGGAGACAATTTAACAATCGAATATTCAGCATCTCTTGGACAATCACCAATTATTCAAGAAGAAGAGAGAATTGTCATCGATGTTCCTAATGTAAACGTAGTTTCCACAAATTCATATTATGGTCCAGGAAATGTTGATAATCCAGATCTTTTAAGACCAGTTAATTGGTGTAGGCAAGTAGAAGATGTCTTTATAAATTCAAAAATAGTTGGAAAGAGTAGAGATATTTACGAAGCTTCAATAAACCCTTCAGCATATTTAATTAAATCTGTTGGCGCTGGAGATACAGAAGTTTATGTTGATAATATTCGTCCATTTTTCAATCCAATAAATGAACTTAATCCTAGTGGATTAAGTCCTGCATTAGATCATCTTTCTTTTCAAAAAAATATATTTATAATTTCACAGGATTCTAAAGTTTCTGCCTCTGCAACTGCCATTGTTTCTTCTGCAGGTACAATATCATCAATTATTATCAATGATGGTGGAGTTGGATATACAACCACGCCAACAGTTAGCATCGCAGAAATATCTGGAGTTGGGATTGGAACAACATTTACTGCTCAATCATTAGCAATTGTTTCTAATAGTAGTGTAATATCAATTGCTATTACAAATCCTGGATTTGGATATACTTCATCAAATCCACCCATAGTTTTAATAGAATCTCCAAAAATTGTTTTTGAGCATAATAAAATATTATCTTACGAAGGAGATTTTGGAATAGTTAGTGGAATATCATCCATATCTGTAGGTATTGCTTCAACTGGAATAGTTTTTGATTTATTAATTTCAAAAGATTCTTTTTTAAGAGGATCCAATATAGCAGGTATAACATCAGTATCTGGTATAACAACTGTAAGTGGAATTAAAACCGGATATTATTTTATTGTTTACAATTCAAATGTTGGTAATGGAGTGACTTCTTTAGACTCTAATGGTTCAGTAGTTGGTATTGGAACTTCTTATTTGGATAATGTATATAAAGTTTCTTCAGTTTCAATTGCACAAACACACGCTGTTGGATTTGGGTTGACATATGTAGCTAAAGTAGTTGTAAGTCTTTCTAACTACAATTCATTATCTGGTTTCGGTTTTAGTAGTTTTTATGGAGAGTATAGTTGGGGAAGATTATTATTTGATAATAGATCTGAATCTAACACATCTAAAGAATACAATGCATACACAAAAAATGGAGTTACTGGAATAAAAACAGGATCTATATTAAATAGAAAAAATCCTCTCAAATATTCAAACTATATCATTTAACCATAAATAAGTAAAAAACTATCATAAAATGGCAGCAATTATAACTGATCAAATTCGAATTTTGAATGCAAAGAATTTTGTTGCGGGTGTAACAACGTCCACAAATTCATATTATTCTTTTGTTGGATTAACCAACCCAACAAATATACAATCTGACTGGGACGTAAACCCACCAAGTCCTTCTGACAATTTTGATGAGGAAAATAATTATTGGGACACAATGATTGCATTAAAAAAAATAGATAAAAGTGATGTTGCATTAGTTGTTCGCAAACTTTTTTGGGTGTCTGGGACAACTTATGATATGTATCGTCATGACTATAGTATTTTAAAACCAGCAAGATCTGGATCTACAAACCTATATTCTTCTAGGTATTTTGTGGTTAATAGTGATTATCGAGTTTATATATGCTTACAAAACGGTACAACTCCAGAAACTCCAAAGGGACAACCTTCACTGGATGAACCAGTATTTACAGATTTAGAACCAAAATCTGCAGGAACTAGTGGAGATGGTTATATTTGGAAATACTTATATACTATAAAACCATCTGAAATATCAAAGTTTGAATCTATAGATTTCATTTCAGTACCATTAAATTGGGAAACTTCTGCTGAAAATGCTGCAATAAGAGATAATGCTGTTGATGGATCAATTAAAATAGTTACTATTATAGATAGAGGAGTTGGAGTCGGGGTAGCTAACGGAATCTATACAAGAGTTCCAATTAAAGGTGATGGTGTCGGAGCAGAGTGTACTGTATCTATTGATGCTGATCAAAAAGTTGAATCCATTACAGTATCAAATCAAGGATCTGGATATACTTATGGGAATGTTGATTTGGTAGCAGGAAATGTTCCTTTAGGATCTACTGTTCCAGTTTTTAGTGTAATTATCCCTCCTGATGGAGGTCATGGTGCAAATATTTACAGAGAACTTGGTGCAAAAAATGTTCTTCTATATTCAAGAATTGAAAATGATGCAGAAAATCCAGATTTTATTACTGGAAATCAGATTTCTAGAATTGGTATAGTAGAAAATCCAAAGGCATATGAGTCTATACAAAATTTAAGTTTAAATAAAGCAAGTGCCGTTTATGCAATCAAATTGGTTGGAAATTCAGCAACATCATCTACTTTTAAGATAAATACTACTATTACTCAAACGATAGGATTGGGAATAACCGCATCTGGTAAAGTAATAAGTTATGATCAAACCACTAAAGTTTTAAAATATTGGCAAGATAGGACTCTTGCTGGATTTACAACAACTCCAGGAGCAGGAATAGGAATAACAAATCCTATCTATGGATATGAGTTAAACAAATTTTTAAGTTCTCCTTTAAG